GCTGAACCGCTCTTCCGATCTCTGCAGAAGCAAGAGCTGAATATCTTTCAAGAGTTTTTGATGAAGCAGGGATGGAAGTATTAAGAAAAGCAATCAAAGAAGATATCTATACATTTTCTCATGTTCCTAACTTAACTGATGAAAATTTCGTTGGTAACAGTTCAGGTGTGGCCATGGAATATAAACTTTTAGGACTTCAAATGATTACTGGAGAAAAGGAAAAGTATTACATAAAAGGATTAAAAAGAAGAATTGAATTGTTCTGCAATTATTTAAATATAAAAGCAATCGTAATAGATCCTGGAAATGTAAAAATCACATTTACTCGAAAGCTTCCTAAAAACTTGAATGAGTTAGCTCAAATGATTGCCAATTTAAGTGGAAAGGTATCAAATGAAACATTGATTGAACAACTTCCTTTTATTGAAGATACTCCAAGTGAAATGGAAAAAGTCAAAAAAGAAAATGAAGAAAGCGTAAAACTTCAACAGCAAATGTTCAAGCAACAAAGTGATGTACCTTTTAATCAAGACGAGGAGAACAAGGATGATGAAACAGGAAATGACACTGATACAAAAAATGATGCTTCAAATGTTAAAGGTAATAAACAAAATTCTAGCATTCCTAATTAAGAAATTAAGATGATATGAAGAATGAGAAATATTGGAAAAAGCGCCAAGAAGAAAAGCTTTCATCTATTTTGGATGATGCACAAGTAGCAAGTGAATATGTTTCAGATATCTACAGTAAGGCTAGTCTTTACACTCAAAGTAAAATCAATGGTATCTTTGAAAAATATAGAGATGGCCATGGTTTATCAAACGCTGATGCAAAAGAAATGCTCGATTCTTTGATAAGCGATAGGGATTATAATCAAATAAAAAGAATACTTGAAAATAATCCAAAGACTAAACAAAGAAAAGAACTTTTAAAGAAGTTGGATACACCACCTTATCAATATAGAATCAAACGACTTGAAAATATGCAAAGTCAGTTGGATAAATTGATGAATGAAGTATATAAAGTTGAAAAAGATGTAAGCACTGATTGTTATATCAACAGTGCTTTTAATGCTTATTATAGAAATGTATATAATCTTCAAAAAGGCATGAAAGTTGCTTATCAGTTCGATATGTTGGATCCTGAACTGATAGACAGCATGTTAAAGTCAAGATGGAGTGGTAAGAATTATTCCAATAGGATTTGGGATAATACGAACGCACTGGCCGAATCTTTAAAAGATGAAATGCTGATGGGCGTTTTAACAAACAAGACTGAAAAAGAAATGGCCGACACGATTATGAATAAGTTTACTGTTGGTGCTTATCAAGCAAGACGACTTATTCAAACTGAAAGTGCAGCAATGACAGCATTTGCTGATCAACAAGCTTTTAAGGATGCTGGCATTGAAAAAGAAATGTTTATTGCAGTACATGACAGTAGAACATCCCAAATTTGTCAGCATCGTGATAGAAGTATCGTAGAAATAGCAAAAGCTAAAGTAGGTGTCAATGTTCCACCTCTTCATCCAAATTGTCGTTCACACATGATTCCTTATATTGAGGGCGTTACTGATGCTATGAAGAAAAGGCAACGGAATCCTGTTACTAACAAAGATGAAGTTGTGGATGTCAGTGAAAATTATGATCAATGGCTAAAAAGACAACAAGAAGAACATGGTGTTGACACTGTTAATTCTTTTATGAAAAAGACAAAGAATGCATCTAGTGATAGAAAACAATATAATCAATACATTGATGTTCTAGGTAAAGAAAATGTTCCATCCTCGCTATCTAAATTTCAAGATATGAAGTATAATGATAGTGATAGATTTAGTGAATTAAAATCAAATAAAATTGTTGTTGAGAAAGCAAAAGAATATGCTAAAGAAATAACTTCAGGAAAATACAAATTAGATTCTTCTAGCGGGTATTCTTTGTCAAATTATTTAAATAGTAAATTAGGATATGATGCTTTACCACAAGTATTACCTGAAAATGAATTTAAAAAAGAAATTAGTGATAGACAACTGTTATATAGAGGAATATCAGGTACGACAGATAAAAATGTTGAAGAAATGATTGATTCTTTTAAATACGGAAAATTTTATGCTGGTAGAGGTATCTATGGTTACGGAACATACACCGATTCAAATGTAGAGGTTGCAAGAATATATACTCGAAATGGTGAATTTGGGAAAATAATGGAGATGTATCTTGATGAAGATGCAAAGGTTGCTGATTATAAGAAACTCTTCATTGAATATGAAAAAACTGGTATACCAGCTAAAATGGCTCAGTTTAAAGAGTTAAATGATTATGAGGAATTATTAAATAATTTAGGTGCCTATGCTTCTATAAAAGGATATGATGCAATTGCGTTGAATGGTTTTCAAGGAAAAACACATGTGCTAATATTAAATAGGGGAAAAGTAATTGTGAAGGAGTAAAAAAGTATGGATGAAGAAAAAATGTTAGAAGAAGCTCGTTGGAGCCAATTTGCTGCAGGGTTGCTTGATTATATTAATTGTGCAAATAGCAAATTTATTAAAACGGACTATCAAGTTAAATTCAACAAACCAACAGCTTACAATTATGAATTAATAACAGCCACATGCATGGAAGATTTATCCCCTGAACTGCAACGTGTTGCAAATGAATATAAAGAATATATGAAAAATGAAAATAATAAGTTAGCCTCTTATTTTGCAAAAAAATAATCTAATTAAGCCGACAGGTAGTCGGTTTTTATTTTACTCATTTTTAAGAAAGGGGAATGCTATGTCACAAGGATTAAGACCTCACTTTCATCAAGAATACATTGGTAGAAGTGAACAGTACTACAATAAAAAGAAACATCTTTTAATAAAAAAAGAGCAAAAGATATGTATGATATGTGGCCGAGAGAGATACGTAATTACTAAATGTTATGTACCGCCGCCAAATAGAAAAGAAAATTCAAACGGGTAACTGAGAGGTTGCTTTTTATTTTACTAAAAAGGAGGCATATTATGGCAAAGTTAAGAGTTATTCATAACATGGTTGATACTAGATGTGGAATCACAAGAAGAACTGGAGAAGTTTTTGAAGTGAACGATGAAGAACGTATCAAAGAGTTATTAGATGCAAAAGTAGTAGAAGAAGTAAAAGAAAAAATTAAACCTGATAAATAGGCAATTACTGATTGTCTTTTTATATGTCCAAAAACTTATGACACTAAAAGATGGGATGGTCTTACGGACCTTAACTGGAGGATTTTATGAAAGAAAAATTTTTATTTCCTTTAAACATTCAATTATTTGCTGATGATGGTTCCGGAAATGATTCAGGAAATGATAATGATCAAGGAAACGATGGCCAAGGTAATGACGGCCAAGGAAATGATGGTCAAACTGGCCAAGAAACGAAGACTTTTACTCAAGAGGAACTAGATAGAATCGTTCAAGGAAGAATTGCGAAAGAACGTAAATCTTGGGAAAAGCAATTGGAAGAACAGCAAACAGAAGCTCAAAAACTAGAAAAAATGAGTGAAAAAGAAAAGAAAAAGTATCAGGAAGAAAAAAGAATCAAGGATTTAGATGATAGAGAAGCAGCAATTACACGTAGAGAATTGACTGCACAAGCAAAAGTACAATTGGCCGACAAAGGAATTCCAACTGAACTTGCTGAGATCCTTATTTTAACTGATGCCGATTCTTGTAAAAAAAGTATCGAAACAGTAGAAAAAGCTTTTCAAACAGCTGTGCAAAGAGCAGTGGAAGAAAGAATAAAAGGTAGAGAACCTATGAAAAAAGCTAAAGATGCTAAATTAACTGATGAGGAATTAGTTTATCAAAAAATGATGGGAAAATAGGAGGTAATAAAATATGGCAATTAACACATTAGCAACAGCTACTTTATTTCAAGAAACATTAGATAAAGTAGCTATGCACGAAGCATTAACAGGATGGATGGAAGCAAATGCAGGAGATGTAATCTATAATGGTGGTGCTGAAATTAAAATTCCTAAAATGTCTTTACAAGGATTGGGAGATTATGACAGAGATAATGGATATACACAAGGCTCTGTAACATTAGAATATGAAACAAGAAAAATGACACAAGATCGTGGACGTAAGTTTTCATTGGATGCAGTAGATGTTGATGAAACTAATTTTGTCGCAACTGCTTCAACCGTTATGGGAGAATTCCAAAGAGTTCATGTTGTTCCTGAAATCGATGCATATCGATTATCAAAAATTGCAACAGATGTTATTACAGCTAACAAAACAGAAATGATTGAATATGGATATACTCCTGCAGAATCAACTATTTTAAGAAAAATGAAAACTGGTATTAAAAAAATCAGAGATGCAGGATATAACGGTGATTTAATCATCCATGCAACTGGAGATGTTATGTTAGAACTAGAAATGTTCTTATCAACAAAAATGCAAACAGCAACAATTTCAATCGGTGGAATTGATTTAACAGTTCCAGCAATTGATAAATGTGCAATCATCGAAACACCTCAAAATCGTATGTATACTTCTATCAAAATGAACGATGGAAAAACATCTGGTCAAGAAGTAGGTGGATACGCAAAAGGTACAACTGCAAAAGATATCAACTTTATGATTATTCCTAAACCAGGTGCGATTGCGGTTTCTAAACAAGACAAAATGCGTATCTTTGATCCTAATACAAACCAAAAAGCTGATGCATGGGCAATGGATTATAGACGTTTCCATGATGTTTGGACAAAAGACAATACATTACCATTAATTTATTTAAATATTAAAGATGCTGCGTAATAGGAGGTCTTTTTGATGAAAACTATTATCAATAGCAATGTTGAAAGAATTATCGAAGATGAAATGTTAGCAAAATATGAAGCCTTAGGCTACAAAGAAATTTCATCTTCAAAAGCAAATGATAACGCTCCTGAAAATAAGCCGTTATCTAAAATGAAAGTTGATGAATTAAAAGCATTAGCAACAGAATTAGGAATTGAAAATACAGACTCACTTACAAGAGATGAATTGATTGCAGTAATCAAAGAAAAGAAAAATGGATAAATTAAAAGAGCAGTTTAAAAAACTAACAGGAGAAACTGATGAAGAATTGGTTTCTTCTTTTCTTTTAAAATCTCAAAATACTGTATTATCAAAAACCAATCGAAGTGAGTTGATTGATGATCTCAATGATTATGTTTTGAAATTGGCCATTGCACTTTACAATCGTCAAGGAAACGAGGGGCTTGCATCTTATAGCGAGGGTGGAGAGAGTGAAAGTTATCAAAGTGAAGATGAAATTCTTTCAGGTATTTCCAATTATCGCTTATCAGCTATGGCAAGGAGATTGAAAGATGAAAAAAAGAAGTCTCAAGAAGTTTCAAATTAAAACTTACAGTGCTGTAAAAGATGATGAGGGCAATGTCATTGAAACCTATAGTGATGAAGCAAATGAAGATGTAGCTCTTATATGGCCAGCATCTTCAAAACTTCAAACTGAACTATATGGTATGCGTGTAAATGGTATCTTGAATATGCATTATTATGGTTCTCTAGCAATTAAAGAGCATGACATGATTAATTATGAGGGTATCAGCTATAAAGTCATCAGCATTCAAAATTTCAAGCGATTTAAAGCAATTGAGATTGAAAGAGTATGACAAGCACTGATTTTAGCAATCTCATAAGAAAACTTTCAGCATTAGACAATCAAGCATGTCAGGAGGTTGCAGTTACAGCTGTTAAACAAGCAGGTGTGATGGTTCAATCTCAAGCAAGACTGCTGATATCTAGCGATACTGGAGCATTGGCCCGTTCAGTCAAGGTAAAAAATGAAGTCAAGGAAAACAAGGCAACAGCCACTGTTTACACTAATTCAGCTTATGCACCTTACTATGAATTTGGAACTGGTCCTAATGGAGAAGCCAATCATCAAGGTATTTCTCCTCAAGTATCACCCAAATATAAACAAACAGGTTGGATGATACCTGCAGATGCAATGACAGTTGATAAAGCTGAAATGTATGGTTTCAAGGTTGCTTATAAAGATGGTGAAGTCATTGGCTACTATACCAAAGGTCAAATGGCAAGGCCTTTTATGTATCCAGCGCTGCATGATCAGGAAGATACCATTAATAAAAATACTGAAAAGCTATTTAAAAATAAAATAAGGGAGCTATGTAAAAAATGATTAATGTTAAAGATATCGTTTATAAAGGATTGTCTCAAATTGTTGAAAATGTAAGTGATGCTTATCCACAAAACTGGAGCAAAACACCTGCGATTCAATTTGTTGAGGAAGAAAATAAGCCGTATGAATTTACGGATGATAAGGAACAGCTTTCTTTTGTTCGCTTTAGAATTGACATATGGGATATGAAAAGCACTTCACAAACAGCATGTGATGTAGATGATGTCATGTCGTCTCTAGGGTTTTTAAGAACGACATGTGCGGATGTTCCTGACCCAAGTGGGTTAAAACATAAACAAATGAGATATGAGGCAATCATTGATTGCAAAAAACAATTTATTTATCACACAAAATAAAGGAGGAGTAGAAAATGTTAGCAAATGGAGCAACATTAGAATATAAGAGTAAGTCAGTAACAAGCTTTGCTAAATTAAAAGGCTTGAAAGAAATTCCTGAAATTGGAGTGGATCCTGAAAAAGTAGATAATACTGATTTGGAAGCCTCTCAAAAAGTGTATGAAATGGGAATTGGAGACCCAGGAGACATCACTTACAAATTCAAATATGAAAATACTGAAACTGACAGTCCATATCGTATTTTAAGAGCATATGAAGCATCAGGAGAAACTTTATCTTTCAAAGAAACATTGAAAGATGGAACAACTACTGAATTCGATGGCCAAATTTCTCTTAAGAGAACTGGTGGCGGTGTCAATGGTGTTATTGAATTTGATTTAAATATTGCATTAGCAAGTGCATTTAAAATTACTGATCCAAAAATTGTTTAGGAGGCTGAAAAATGGGAGTATTAAGTGGAGAAACCGAAGAAGTTCAAGCAGAAGTCGTTGAGGCACCAAAAAGAAAACCTTTTACCATTTGGGAAGTTGATGGTAAAGAATACAGATTAAAACTCACTACTTCTGAAATTGTCAGCTTAGAATCAAAATTAAGAGTTAACCTATTAACGATTATTTCTAGTGCTGATGATGGTTCATTGCCACCATTGAAAGTAATGTTATTGATTACACATGGTGCAATGAAAAAGTTCCAACATGGAATCAAAGAAGATGATGTCATCGAATTATTTGATAAATATTGTGAAGAGGGCGGAACTCAAATGACATTCATGACGGATGTGTTCTTGCCAATTTATCAGGTAAGTGGTTTTTTCTCCCAAGCTCAAGCGGAAACGATGGACAAGAGACTAGTGGAAGCGAAAGAGCAAATGTAGAAAACATAGAATTTGAATATGTATCTGATTTAATAAATGAACTATATCCAGTCGCTTTAGATTGTGATATCAGTTCATTTTTATTTTGGGAATCTTCGGTACTTGAAATCACTGACTATATCGAATCGTATCGAAGAAAAGAAAAGAGAAAACAAAAGCAAATAGCAATCGACAATCATATTCTTGCTGATCAACTGCTTAAAGGAATATCAGTTATTTTCAGTGAAGAAAATAAAGCTATTGAAATCAATGAATTATGGGATTATTACCCTGGATTATTTGAAGAAGAAAAGAAACAGCATCTTATTGAACAAGAAGAAAATGAATTTGAGAACTTTAAGGCAAGAAGAATGAAATTTGCGAATGCTTACAATAAAAAATTTAAAGGAGATGATTAAAAAGACACTAGAAGAATTAAAAGTTATCATCTCAGCTGAAACAAGCAAATTCAAGAATGCATTGAAAGATGCGACGAATGAAGCAAAAACATCAGCTAACAGTATTGAAAGCTCTACTGGTCGAATCAGCAGAGCAGTAAGTGGAATTAAATCTATGGTAGCAAAGGTTGCTGCAGGTTTTGGTTTGTACAAATTAGGAAAAGAAGCGATTGAGGTTGCTTCCAATATTACTGAGGTACAGAACGTAGTAGATACAGCCTTTGGAGATATGTCATGGAAAGCCGAGAGGTTTGCACAAAATTCCATTCAACAATTTGGTATGAGTGAACTCTCAGCCAAAAAGACAGCATCTACATACATGGCCATGGCATCAGGTATGGGACTAGGTGCTGACAAAGCGAGTGATATGGCTATTTCTTTGGCTGGACTTTCAGGGGATGTTGCATCGTTCTACAACATTTCACAAGAGTTAGCGGATATCAAATTGAAATCAGTATTTACTGGTGAAACTGAAACCTTAAAAGATTTAGGAATCGTTATGACACAAACTAACTTGCAATCTTACGCATTGAGCCAAGGAATCAGCAAGAATGTAAGTGACATGTCACAAGCTGAATTGACAACTTTAAGATACAACTTTGTATTGAATCAATTATCAATGGCTCAAGGAGACTTTGCGAAAACAAGTGGAACATGGGCCAACCAAGTGCGTATCTTGCAAGAACAGTTCAAACAGTTATTAGGAATCATTGGTAATGGATTGATTGCTGTATTGACACCAGTCATTCAAGTTATAAATATGATTATTGGAAAACTCATTACACTAGCAAATGTAATTGCAGGTGTTTTTGGCAAATTATTTGGTAAAAAGAGTGGAGCAAAACAAGCAAGTGCTGGATTTACTGCTGCAGGTGATTCAGCTAAAAAAGCTACAGCTTCAACTGGTGGCTTAAATAAGTCATTGAAAGGTACTGAGGGTCAAGCTAAGAAAACAGCAAAGGCCTTAGGCTCATTGGCATCATTTGATGAAATCAATACAATCAGCGCAAGTGATTCATCAGGTTCAGGTGGTTCAGGCAGTGGAGCAGGTGGAGGCGTTGGTGGTGGAGGCTATGATATAGATCCAATCGATTGGGACAGTGCTTTTGGAGAACCTGATACGAGCGGTATCGATAAAGCAGTCGACCATGTATTGAAGAAAATTAATTCTATCAAGGAATGGCTCGTACAAAACAAGCCAATCATTCTTTCATTGATTGCAGGTATCGTTGCTGGATTCCTTACTTTTGAAGTGATCAAGAATTGGGGTACGATTATTACTGCAGTCACTTATCCATTTCAATTATTAAGTCTTGTAGTTTCTACATTCTTATCAGGAATGGCTGAGGGCGGTGGAATATTAGGTGGATTTCAGGCAGTCTTGGGTGTTACAGCAGGAACTGCAGCATACTTTGCAACAATTGTAGCAGCGATTACTGCCGCATTGGTTTATTTATATCAAACGAGTGATAGCTTTAGACAGTTAGTAAATGATTCAATAGGAGAACTTGTAGGAATTTTAAATAATTTCTATAAGAATATTCTTGTTCCTATTTTTGATTTCTTATTAGATTTGTTTAATACAATTATCGTTCCTTTAGCAACCTTTATAGCAAAAGTCTTTGTAAAGGCAGTAGAAGCAGTATTTACGATTGCCTTATCACTTTGGAAAAATGTACTAGCTCCATTAGCAAACTTCCTAGTAAGCGTATTATCAATTGCATTATCAGGAATTCTAGAAGTATGGAACACATGGAAACCAGGTATCCAAGCTATAGGTGATGCAATCAATTGGGTATGGGATAATGTGTTATCACCATTAGTTGATTTTATAGTTGGATCGTTCAGTGATACATTCAAATCATGGGGAGATTTAATCAATGAATTAATTCCTAATGTTATTGAAATGTTCCAAGGCTTAACTGATTTCTTTGTTGGTGTGTTCACTGGTGACGAAAAACGTTGTTGGGAAGGCATTAGAAAAATCTTTGAAGGATTTGCTAATTTCTTAAAAGTAGGTTTTACGAATGATTGGACAAAAGCATTCGGCTTATTAGGTGTACCTCTTAATGCTTTTTGCTCTACAGTAACAGCTATCTGGAACACAATCAAAGGTGTGTTAAGTGGTATCATTGACTTTGTTGGTGGAGTTTTTACTGGGAACTGGGCAAGAGCATGGAATGGTGTTAAGAATATCTTTAGCAATATAGTTAGTGGTTTTGCTGGAATATTTAAAGCGCCTATTAATGCAATCATTAGTGGAATCAACAGTTTTATCGGTGGATTAAATAAAATTAAAATTCCTAATTGGGTTCCAGGTGTCGGTGGAAAAGGATTTAATATTTCAAAAATTCCAAAATTGGCTGAAGGTGCAGTTGTTTCAAAAGCAACACCTGCAATCTTTGGGGAGGCAGGAACCGAAGCAGTTATCCCTCTACAAAGAAATACAAAGGGTCTAGATTTAATCGCTCAAAAGATTTCTGAAAGATTACCACAAGGAAATAATAATGGCAATGGGGCTACTTATGTTATCAATTTAGTTTTAGAAAATGGTAAGGTTTTAACTAGAATGGTGATTGATAATATCAAAGAATATGAAGCTCAAACTGGTAAGCCAGTATTTGATTATTAAGGAGGTGTAGGAAAATGGCTGATGAAGCTAAAATAAAAGTAAATGGTGTATTATTACCTACACCTTCTGATATCAGTGTTGAAATACAGGATTTGGATGGAGATAGTGTAAGACCTATCGCTACAGGTGTTTTAAGAAGAAATAGAATTAGATCCAATATGTTAAAAGTAACATTGACATGGAATTTAAAGACATTTGTTGATGTCGTGAGTATTTTAAATGCTGTTACTCCTACTGAATTCAATGTTGAGTTGTATATTCCTGATCATGGAATTAGGGGCACGAAAAAGATGTATGCCGGAAATAAAAAATATAATTATATAAGAACAAAGACGGGATTAAAAGTTCAGTCTTTTTCTTTTGCTTTGATTGAGGTGTAGAAAATGTTTATAAAATATGGAGATTTAGATGTAACACATAGACTTATAGAGTATAAATCATCAGTTGCTTTTGCTGATGGCTATATTATTGGAAATGTACCTACTATGCAGTTAAATCTTAAATTTGATAACTATGACGGTATTCTTGATGATCTTGACACTGATACATATTGGGAAGTGCAAGAAAATGAAAATTGTGAAGTAAGATATTTTAAGGTTTATGACCAACCCGAAAAATATACAAAGTCATTAAGTTTAAAATTATATGATAACAATTATGAATTGGATGCTCCATATACAACTCAATTATCTTATCCAGTAACGGTTAAAGACCAGTTAGATGAAATAGAAACGCTGACTGGTCTTTCTATTATAAGGACCAATATTCCTGCGTATATCTTAGAAAAAGAAGTTTCCTGGTACGATAACACCATTGTTATTAGAAACTACTTAGGATGGATTGCTGAGCTTTTCGGAGCAAATGTATTTGCAAGCGGTAAAGGCTCACTTGAATTTGTTCAAGTGACTAAGGATGTGTTTGCTAAAACTGATACGTTAACAAACTATGAAAAAAATGAATTGTACTGCGTGTCTAGAATTTATTATGAAAATGGCTTAAACCCTTTAGAAAAAGGGGATACAGCGGGTAATACCATATTTCTAGATTCTAATAATTTATACTTAACAGATGAACAAAATTTGATTGATAAACTATATGATCAATTAAATGGATTAACATTTTATTCAACAAAAAGCATATCAATGATTTCAATAGATAACTTGTTACCAGGATGTTTAGTAAATTATAATGATGAATTCAATTTTATGGTTACTGATTTGTCTATCACATATAAAGGTGGAGAATTTTCTATAAGTGAAGTTGATGGAAATACTCCAACAAAAAACGAAGAACGTGTTATTAAGAAAATTACCAATTCAACAAGAATTAGAAAATTACAGATATCTCAGGACCAAGAAAAATTAAAATTAGATATTGTTGCTAAAGAGCAAGAAGATCTAAATACAAAAATGGGTGAGTTATCATTATCAAATGAAGAAATCAAAACAAAGATTAATGAAATAGAATCCAAAATAGATGATTTGGATGTTTCATTGATTACTGTTAATCTTGTACCTAGTGCAACTATACTTAATAGTTATAATCAAAGTATTAAAATTGCATGTCATGTTATGAATTCTAATGAAGATGTTACTGAAAATTATAATGATCTAAGTTTTCAATGGTATTTAAATGATAAAAAATACAAAACAGGTAAATTTATCACATTAACTCCTGATGATATTAATATGTCAGTTAATGTTAAGTGCGTATTTACATTGGACAATATTCAATTTGATACAGGATACACAACAATAGTTGATGAAAGTGATGCAGTTCATTTAGGAAATAGTTTTCTAGACGTTACTAATACTGCATTAACTCAAAAATTAAATGATAATGGAACTTACATTCCTGATTGGACCATTACACCAGCAATCATTACACCTTGTATTATGGACGGCAATGTAATTATAGAATTAAGTAACTGTACGATTTGTTATAAAAAAATAATCAATAGTAAGGAAGTCGACATAGACAGTAGTTATGAAATCGTAAAAGATGGTATTTTATCAGTTAATAAAAATATTATGACAAACAAATTTCCTAATGTAACATACGTTTGTGATGTTGCATATAAAGGTACTTCGATTAGATTATATGTAAGTTTTTCATTAGCTGAACAAGGAGTAGGAATTCAAAATATTACAACCTATTATTTAGCATCAAGTAAAAGTAAAGATATAAGAGTAGACAGTGAGGGATGGACAACATCTATCCAAACTATAAATGCAAATAATAAATATTTATGGACATATTCAGTTACAAATTATACAGATGGTTCATCAAGAACAAGTGAACCACTTATAATGGGAACTTATGGTGATGATGCAATAACTCTATATATTGAATCTTCAAATGGAAATACATTCAAAAATAGTGATATTGCAACTATATTGACAGTTCATATTTATGTCGGTGCTGAAAGAATTGAAAGTGCTGAACAGCTGGAAAAAAGATTTGGCAAAAATGCATATCTTCAATGGAGTGTAAAAAAGCTTGGAGAAAAAGAGTTCTCACCTATAGATATTGAAGATACAAGAATAAATGATAAAGGATTTATATTTACTATAAGTCCAAGAGATATAAATAAGAAAGCAGTTTTCAACTGTGAATTAAATTTGGAGGAATAAAAGAATATGGCAATCAAAGCAAGTAATCAAGTAGATTTATTAGATATGACGGATGGGTATACCGTTGTATTGACAAATGATAACTATACATTTTTAGGAACTACTACTGCTGTTAATGGAACTCAAACAACAAGCACACAAGTAATGGCTTTGCAAGGTTCTGAAACAGTACCCGCTAAAATAGGTACAATTACATGCCCAACAGGTATTAGTGCTGTTAGTGATGGAAAGACTCCAATGCCTACTATCACAATTACTGCAACCAGTGCATTAACAAAAACTGGAAGTTTCACTATACCAGTAATTGTTAATGAGGGAACGGTAAACGAAGTTACCATTAACAAAGTATTTTCTTATTCTATTGCTTTTAAAGGAAATCAAGGAATTCAAGGTACAAGTGTTAAAATCTCATCTAAATCAATTCAATATGTCGGTTCTTCAAGTGGTACAACAACACCAACTAGTGGATGGCAAGATACTATTCCATCAGTTAGCGCAGGAAACTACTTATGGACAAAAACAACAGTAACTTATAGTGATGGTACTTCTACAGTATCTTATTCAGTCGCTAGACAAGGCGCTAATGGTTCATCACCTACAGTATCTAAAACAGTTACTGAATACGTTCAATCAACAAGCGGAACAACAACACCAACTAGTGGATGGTCTACAACTCCACCAACAGCAACTGCTGGGCAATATATTTGGACAAGAGTAACAGTGACTTATAGTGATGGTAAGACAGCTGTTAGCTATACTGTATCTAAAAATGGTGCTAACGGGGCAAAAGGTGATAAAGGAGATAAAGGGGAAACAGGTGCTAAAGGTGATGATGCAATCTATATGAATATTACTTCTTCTAATGGAAATGTATTTAAAAATACAGCAATTGCTACTACTTTAACTGCACATGTTTATAAAGGCGCTACAGAATTAACTGGCGCTGCTATTACAGCTTTAGGAACTATCAAATGGTATAAAGATGGTGGAACAACTTCTATTGCAACTGGTCAAACATTTACTGTCAGTGCAGGTGATGTAACAAATAAAGCAACTTATACTGCTCAATTAGAGGGATAATATATGGCAGTTAAATCTAGTGCAATTCTGACTTTGATTAGAATTGATGATGGAGAAGATGCAAGTATTAGAAGTGCAACTGCACCTAGTGATACTACAAAGTTGTGGTTTGATACAACTACACAAACTTTAAAGAGATATGACAGTTCAAGTGGTACTTGGGAAATTGTTAATGATTATGCTGATGATATGAACAATATGAGACAAGAAATATCTGTTGAATATAATTCAGCGATAACTCAATTAAAAAACTCATTAACATCATTAGTAGAAGAACTGCAAACAACAACTACTAATAATACAACATCTATCAATAGTCTTAGTTCTCAAATTATTCAAAATGCCAGTTCAATTCAGTTGGTTACGAATAACGTTAATTCTATTACTGATAAATTAACGGGAGTGGCTACAAAAGAAGAAATTTCTCAATGGGCTAAGTTTGAAGAAGGAATATTGAAATTAGGATCTAGCAATAGTCCTTTTGATGTAAGACTGTCCAATACGGAACTTGGCTTTTACGAAAATGATAAAAGAATTGCTTATCTTTCAAACCAACAATTGAACATATCACAAGCAGTTGTAATGAAACAAATCAATCTAGGTACTTTTCAAATTATCTATGATGAAGATTTAGGCTTGTTAATTTTGTAGGAGGGGTAATATATGGCAACATTTGGAACCACTAATAAATATATAAATTATAGTGTTAATTCGCAAGAATTGTCATATGACATCAATTCTAATACATCAGTTGTTCGTGTTTGGATTGATGTATGGCGTACAAATACAGGATATACAACATATGGTAATGGTACAGTATATGCTCGTATAAATGGGACAGTATATAGAGCTGGAATAGGTACTGGCCAAAAAATTACTTCCAGTGCAATTCGATTAGGAACTTGGGATGTAACTGTAGGACATAATAGTGATGGTTCAAAGTCAATCGGTGTAAGTGGTTGGATCAGTCATGATAGATTCAGTTCAAGTGAAAATGGATATACACATGCATTAACTACTATACCTCGACAAGCCAATATAACCGATTCACCAACAACTTTCAAAGATACTGATAACCCTTGGTTCAAATACAGTAATCCAGGTAACTTCAATATGGAATGTTGGTTGGAACCAAACCCTAATGGAGAACATTACGCTAAAAGGACATTAAGTGGTACGAGTGGTACGTTTACATGGGAACTTACTAATGATGAAAGAAAACAGTTAAGAGAAGCATGTAAGGGCAAAACATGCACTATTCGTATAGGACTATATTCAAATAACTGTTCCTGGGCAAGTTATCACGATAGAACATATCAGATGACAAATGCTGAACCAACTATAAATAGTGTTGTAACAAGTATTATTAATCCATTTGGAAGTCTATGTTTACAAAATAGATCCAATATTGAATTTACTATTTCAGCAACAGCTAAATATGGAGCAACAATTACCAATTATGCGGTTAGTGGTAATAACTTTAGCTATGCAGGAAGTAAAAATACGTGTCAAACTTCAAATATCAGGGATAGTGGAAGCTTAAAATATACAGTCACAGTTACTGACAGTAGAGGGTTTACAGCTTCTACAACAAAAACAATCAATGTTACTGGGTATTCCTATCCAACTATTTCTATGGAGGCGTTTAGAAGTAATTCAAGCGGTACAAAGGATGTATCCAGTGGCACTTATATTTGTGTCAAACCAGTATTTACGTATTCAGCAATAACTGGCAATTCAATAGCAAGCAAAGCTATTAAAATAAATAACATTTCTAAAAGTACAAGCTTTTCAAGTGAAGGAAGTTATGTATTTAGTGGTTATTCATTAAACGATTCTTATGATGTAGTGTGCACTGTAACAGATTCCGTTGAAAACAGTGCAAGTATACCAGCCACAATCACAGGTGCTAAAATACCTTTTAATATATCGAAGAATAAAGATGCTATAGGATTGGGAACAGTAGCTAAATATGAGGGTTACATCAATATTGGCTATGGATTTTGCAACGAGAATGGAGAACAGTTGTTTATGTTTGGAGTAACTGATAATTATGATGATGATTAAGGAGGAAAAATCTATTATGCAAGAATTTAAAATCTTCGGGGGGGGGTGCGATATTTACTATTTAAATATTGCATTTCCAAAGAAAGAAGGTGCGCTAATTTAATTAGTGGACCAAGTGGTGATTGTGTATGAAATTTCTAAAACCACCAAAGAATATGTTCTTGAGAAAAAAGGATGTGTACTTTAAATATTCTATCGAAGAACAATGGACTGGTGAATATTGGTTGGATGGAAAGAAAATATATAGCAAAGTTATACAATCAACAGGTGTATTATCTTCTGCTGGTGTAGTTAATATTAAGCATGATATTGTTAATTTAAATGAATTTATTGATTATGAAGTTTTTATTCAAGGTGATAATACATTTTACAAACTACCAGTAGTTTATTATTCTAATGCGACATCAGGGACTTTTTATGATATGTTTGCAAGAATAAACGAAACAAGTCTTCAAATAATTAATAATAGTGTCGGCTGGAACAAATACGCAGTAACTGCTGTTATATATTATACAAAAAACACATATCACGATTTTGACTAATTAAATTTAGCAGTAAAAATGAGTTTCATAAAACTTTTTGGAAATAAAATTAGAGCAAAGGATGTTGTAAATAAAACAGGTGTAGATCTTTTGATATGGAAAGAAACAAAGAAAGGTGCAAGGTTTGGCCAAACAATAAATTTAATAGACGGAGCTACGGAATATTTATTTTTATGCCACATGGCTCCAGGTACTGATGGATCATTAACATATCCTTTTTATATACCAGCATTCCTTTGCTCAAATATTGCAACTAATAATTTAACTTTTAGATTTGGAGGATATTTAACAAGTGGTGTAAGTCATGGAATGACTATAATGTTTGACAAAACAAGTAACTATTTTAAGTTGTCGGATTGGTATTATGGAAGTTCACCTAAAAACACCACATATACAGTTGATATCTATTATCGCTAATAGTAAATATCAAAACAAATGAAATTTATTAAGTTTTTTGGAAACAAAGTTAGAAAGAAAGATGTTTATTTCAAGTATTCTACTGAAGAACAGTTTACGGGTGAATACTGGATAAACGGAGTAAAGATATATTGCAAAGTTATACTCGTAACTGGGTTTGATAGCAAGGATAAATATGTACCACATAATATATCAGATTTATACAGAGTATTGAGTTGTGATTTATTTATGAAAATAAGTGATGGAACAGACCACATGATGCCACGTGCACATAAAGATGACGATCATGATGGTATTTCTATTCAAATAACTAAAACAAATTTAATATTGCAAGTTGGAAAATCAAATGGTTTTCAAAATGCAACAGGCTATGCAATATTGAAATATATCAAAACAACTTAAAAAAAGGAGACAAAATATGGATAACAAAACAAACGTATACACCTTAGATGTAAGTGAAAAGACATTTAATGATGTACAAGCTAATAAATTCTATATTACTGATACAAAGGATTTAAAAGCAGGAGATTATGTGTTATTTAGAGTAGTTGTTAAAGATGAGCAACAAAATGATAGTTATACGGGAGCAAATACAATGTTAACTGTTAATACAATTAATGATACATTTGCAGGCTTAGAAAAAGGATACAGTGTTGTATTTCTTAAGTAGAAGGTGAGGAAAATGAATAATATGGAAAAAGCATTCAACACAGCAGTAGCTATCTTAGCTACTTTTTTTACGTATCTATTTGGTGGCTGGGATTTAGCTTTAAAGATTTTAATTACATTCATGGTGTTAGATTATGTGACAGGTGTAATTTATGCTTATGTAATTAAAACACTTAATAGTGAGGTCGGCTTTAGAGGATTAATTAAAAAATGCATGATTCTAGCCGTTCTTATTGTAGGAGTGGAATTAGATCGTATGCTTGGAAATGGGGGCACTTGGGTATTTAGAACGCTTGTAGCGTATTTCTATATTGCGAATGAAGGAATTAGCCTATTAGAAAACATTTCTAATCTAGGTGTTCCAATTCCAAATAAAATCAAAACTGCGTTAGAACAGTTAAACAATGAAGAAGATCTAAAAGAAATAGAGTAGTCGAAAAGGGCTGCTCTTTTAATTTAAATAACGAAGGAGAATAGAAAATGAAAAAATATGTTGGAGTTAAATTAATTGAAGCAAAACCAATGACAAGAGGAGATTATAACAACTATCGTGGATGGACTATTCCAAAAGATGAAGATCCAAAAGATGAAGGATATTTAGTTAAATATTCTAACGATTATGAAAGCTGGTCTCCTAAAAATCCATTTGATGAATCATATAGAGAATATGATGCAAATGCATTACCTCAAACTGCTTTAGGAATGATTAGTAGAGATTATAAAGAGAGATTTAAAGCTGAATACGAACAACTTGTTATTAGATATAACGGCTTAAATAGAATGATTGAAAATTGGGATAGAGGTTGTTTATCTTTTAAACCAACATGCCCTAGAAGCACATATGATTTACAATTAAAAACTATGAGAGATTATATTGCTGTTTTAGAAGCTAGGGCAGTTATGGAAAATGTTGAATTATAGGAGGAAATAAAAAATGAATATTATTGAAAAAACATATAACTGGAAAGGTAGTTTAAAAAATAGAACTTCAACAAAGAGAATCATCTTACACCACGCTGAATCAAAATCATGTACTGCAGATGATATTCATAGCTGGCATTTAGCAAATGGATGGGCAGGTATTGGGTATCATTTCTTTGTAAGAAAAGATGGATCTATTTATAGAGGTAGACCTGAAGGTGTTGTTGGATCACACGCTAAAGGTTCTAATAGTGATTCTATTGGTATTTGTTTTGAAGGTTCATACATGACAGAAACAATGAATCAAACTCAAATCAATGCTGGTAGAGAATTAGTAGCTTATTTAAAAAATAAGTATGGTATTTCTAAAGTCCAAAAACATAAAGATGTATGTTCTACTAATTGTCCAGGAACAAATTTTCCTTTTAATGAAATTGTAAATGGAACTGTTGCTCCAAAACCTACACCATCACCAACTCCTGCAGCTAAACCATCTACAAGTGGGAAAGCAACTGGAACATATGAAGTTACAGCTAGTGATCTATCAGTTAGAACTGGTCCTGGTACTAATTATCGTAGAAAAAGACATGATGAATTAACAGCTGATGGTAAAAAACATGATAAAGACAAAGATGGATGTTTAGATAAAGGAACACGAGTAACAGTATATGAATGGAAAAATGGGTGGGCAAGAACGCCTAGTGGATGGTTATCAGGAGACTATTTAAGAAAAGTTTAATTTATTGTATAATATATATGCACATTTGTTGTATTAGTTAATAAAAAAAGTGAAATGTAATATTATCTATTCTTCGAAAAAATCTACAACCTTATTTATTAACTAATAATTGCATGAAAAGACCTACTCATAAATTTGGGTAGGTTCTTTTTTTATTTTTAATGTATTTTTTATGGAAAAATAGCATATAAATAAAATAGTGAATTTTAACACAATATAGAGTGTTTTATAACAATATGAAGAGGTATAAAGGAGTATAAAAGGTTTCTAAACGAGAAAAATATTGCCAAATTGTGAATAGCCTTGATATAATAACGTTGAAAATGTGAATAACTTAATGTTTATGTGAATTGTTGTATGGAGGGAAAAATTATGAAAGGAAAGTATTCTGCTTTGACAGTAGCAAAGTGGTTTTTGTGGTACAATGACAAAATCCTAGAAGAGGAAGATGCTGATTTGATATCTAATTTAAAATTGCAAAAATTATTGTATTATGCTCAAGGATGTTATTTAGCATTAAAAAACGAACCATTATTTAATGAACAAATTGTAAATTGGGCACATGGTCCTGTTGTAGAAGAAATCTACCATAAATATAAAAATAACGGATCAAATGGAATAGAATATCAAGGAGATTATGATAGTTCTATTGACAAGGATACAACCGCAATTTTAGAAGAAGTGTATGATATTTTTGGAAAGTATTCTGCATGGGGATTAAGAAACATGACACATCAAGAAGACCCTTGGTTAAAAACACAAAGAAACGAAGTAATTCCTTTACCTTTAATAAAAGAATATTTTGAAAAAACATATATTACTGATTGATGGCTAAATTAAAACGAAAGCAAGAAAATAATAAATTATCTAAATTAGACGTGAAAATGAAATGTTTATTCATGAATGAACATGATACGATATTATTTTCTTTTAAGTATCTTACAAATCAAGATAATTATAATTTAAAAGGATTTAAAGGAAGCAGGAATTTTAGAGACGATATAGATGTTTTAAATGCGTTTCATGATTGTTTAAATAGAATGAGTATTGATGGGTGGGAATCCTTGAGAAGTAAGAATAAATTTCAAGGTGGAAGAGAATTGCTAGATTACTCACAAATCAATTTTAATGCACTAGATCCTCAAAATGAATTAAACCTTACTAGAGATACTAAAGTATGGGTTATTAGATTTGGAGGAAATAAATATCGCTTGATTGGATATAGAAGTAAGAAATGTAAGGCTATATTTCATATTTTTGGTATAGATCATGACTTTTCTGCTTACAAACACGGTTAATATTAATGTACATAAAACCTACTCAATTTTGAGTAGGTTCTTTTTTGTTTTTGTGGACGACAAATGGACGAATGAAGCTAAAAAACAGTAAAAAATCAATAGAAATTATATAGAATTGTATATAAATAAATGAGTATTTATAAGGGTTTATAGAAAACTATAGTATAGGGGATAATTGGTGCTGATTTAGACTAGTAATATGTATTTTAGCCTGTTGACAAAATAATTTGTTGACAGGCTTTTATTGTATTCATGAATAGTTATTCATTGGACAATCTGTCCAATGAATTAAAATAAAATAAAGTATATAATAATAGTAGAAAAGAAGTATTTGTGAATTAAATTTGAGATAAAATTGAGACAAATATGAAACAAATTCGAGACGAAATAGAGAAGGATATATGATACAATTTATTTGTAACAAATCTAGATAAGTTACCTCAAATCAAAAAGAAAGCAGGTAATAATAATTGATCCTAACAAATAACTTAACACCTGATAGTGCCTGTCGTACCTTCTTAAGTAATGATATCAGTTTTGTTTCTTTTTCCAATGCCATCTTGTTTGATGGCAAACAAGTCATTCATCCTGAAAGACTTGTACGTTATGAAAATGATATGTCACTTATTATTGATGATACAAAAAGTGCAGAAGATAAAAAAAGAAGAAGGGACATTGTCGTAAAAACGGATATCAATGGTGTCTATTGTCTTCTTAGTATTGAACATCAAAGTACGATTGATAAGAACATGGTGATACGATGTGGCAACTATGAAATGATGGAGTATTTAAAACAGTTAAAAAACAAAAAGATTAAAGGATTAGTTCCTCAAGTTATGATCGTTTTTTATACGGGAGATAAGAAATGGAATGCCCCAGTAAAACTAAGTAATTATTTTGATATACCAGAAGAATTAAAAGCATATATAAATGAATGGAAATTTATATTTGTTGATGTCAAAGAAATAGATACCAGTAAGATCAAAGATGAACAAACAAGATATTTTATAGAAGCCATCCAAGAGATGTATAAAGGAAACTATGAGGGATTACATCGAAGAATAAAGATGAA